GCCTCAGATGTCGGCGCAACCTCTAAAGCTGTGAAGTCGGCTTATGACCGTGCGGCTGAAGCTGATAACAAGGTAGATGCTATCGTGGTAAATCACGTCCACCTTACCATCGCCGCCGCTCCGGGCTGGTTCCGCAGACAGGCTCTCCCGACCCCCAACAAGACCTCGATTACCATTCCTGCCGGACTTCAGGTGAACATCAACAACGTGGGCTACATCTCCAAGGCCGCTGTTACTCTCAGCCTTGCAACTGTCGCTACCGCCGCTAATCGCGCTGGTAAGGATATTTACATCTACGCCTGCGCTCCTTCGCTTGGTAATGAACCCACCTTTGTTCTCTCCATGAACTCTACCGTCCCCTCTGGCTACACCGCAGACAATTCCCGCAAGATTGGCGGTTTCCACTGCCTCTGCGCCAATGTCGGTACTATCAGCGGTCATCCCCTGAGCGGCTATGTGGCTGGCGACATCCTGCCTCTGTCCGTCTGGGATTTGCTTCACCGCCCCGTATCCGACCCTGAAGGTATGGTGTGGGTCGAAGGCATCGGTAAGTGGGTGGACATCTACCTCGCAAGCTGGACTGGTGCTAAGTTCACGTCTGCCTATGGCGCGACCATTTCTGACGGCGCAAGCTCCCCTGCGTTCCACGGTGAGAAGTTTGCCGAATACGCAGGTCTCTGTGGCAAGCGTCTGACCATGCGTGACGAGTTCATCGTGTTCGCTAAGGGCAGTAACGAGAACACCAACATTAAGGGTTCAACTGACCCGAATACCACTGGCGGTCATGTGGACACGGCAAGCCGCCGTATGGTATCTAACTACGGCATCGAAGATTGCTGTGGTGCGCTGTGGCAGTGGGGTGGAGACACCTATGATTGCTACAGCGGCTCCGGCATTTCTTGGAATACTGATAACTTCTATCTGTCTGGCTACGCTTGGCAGGAGAAGTCTGTGTATAACCCCTCTTTCGATTCGCAGAAGTACGGGTCTTGTTCTGGCCTCCTTCGGCGGGTGCTGTTGGGTGCGGTTTGGGGCGACGGGTCGTATTGCGGTTCTCGCGCGTCGTATTTGATCAGCTTTTCGTCTAACGGCTGGTCGTATCACGCCGTGCGGCTGGTGTCCGAGCCGAGGGTCGTTAATCTCTAACCGATGGGTCTCTAATCTTCGGGCCGCAGACCGTCAGGTCGCGGGCCGCAAGTCGCGGCGGGCGTCAGCCCGCCCCTAAACATTTGGGTAAGTGTATCACCTCAGTCTTGTAATGGCCTCCTTCGGCAGGTGCTATTGGGTGCGAATTGGAGCAACAGGTCGAATTGCGGTTCTCGCACGTCGAATTTGAACAACTTTTCGTCTAACAGCTGGTCGAATAACGCCGTGCGGCTGGTGTCCGATACGGGGAAAGTCCGTAGCAAATCAAGCTCAAATCCCTCGGCTGTACGCTTATCCGTGTCAGCTCAGGCTGGCAAAACACACAACGGGAGACTCAGGCGGCTAGTAGCTATATGCGAAAGTCGCCTGAGTCGTTTCTTATGCAGGTTTGAACATGAAACGTCATGGTAATTTATGGGAGTCCTTTGTCAGTAAGGAGAACCTTCATCTCGCGTTCAAGAAGGCTAGAAAGAACAAAAACTGGCAGAGCAAGATTCAAAGGCTTCTCCCCAAAGAGGACAAGCTCATTGACGAACTGCATGAAAGCCTCATCGCAGGAACCTTTACCACCTCGGAATACAGAACCAAGAGAATTTTTGAACCGAAGGAAAGGCTCATCTACATCCTTCCGTTCTACCCAGACCGTGTTGTTCACCACGCCATTATGAATGTTCTGGAACCGATATGGGATAACCTGCTCATCTCCGATAGCTACGCCTGTCGTGTTGGCAAAGGTCAGCACTCAGGAAGCCGTAGATGTATGGAGTTTGTTAGACGCTTCAAATATTGTCTCAAGTGCGATGTCAGTAAGTTCTATCCGAGCGTTGACCATGCAATCCTGAAGGTCATCATTCGGAAGAAGCTGAAAGACGACCGCCTGTTATCCGTTCTGGATAATATCATCGACAGTGTAGAAGGCGGCAAGAATGTCCCTATCGGGAATTTTCTCTCTCAGTGGTTCGGGAACATCTACCTGAACGAGCTGGATATGTGGATAAAACACGAAAAGAAGGTGAAGCCTTACCTGCGCTATTGTGACGATTTCTGTCTATTCAGTAATGATAAGGCCGAACTTCACCAGCTCGGAAGGGAGATAAAGACCTTCTGCGCCGAAAGGCTATCCCTCAGGCTTAGTAAGTGCGAAGTCTTCCCTACGACACAGGGAGTGGATTTTCTAGGATATAGACATTTCGCTCAGGGGTACATCCTCGTGCGTAAGAGTACCGCAAAGCGGATGTTCAAGCGACTGGCAAAGATTCCTGAAAGGCTCGATAAGGGTAAGCTGACCCACATCCAAGCCGTCTCTCAGGTAGCCAGCGCAGAGGGCTGGTTGAAACACGCGAACGCGCACAACCTCGGTAAGGCCCTCAAACTTGAACATCTAAAAGAGGTATTAAAAACCTATGACGACCACTCCCATGAAGAAGTTCAGTGACTTCGCTGACGAAAGCAGAGGACTGGAAGGAGAAAAGATGAAGATAGGCGATGTGTTCAATAAGCCTATCGTTGTCAAAGCCTTCCGCATCTTTGACAGTAAGTGCATCAAGGACAAGTCCTGTCTTCAGCTCCAGTTCGAGCTTGACGGGGAAACGAAGATTGTCTTCACGAACTCCGCTGTCCTCATCCGTCAAATAAAGCAGTACGAATCAGAACTGCCCTTTATAGCTACCATCAAGAAGGTTGGGAGCTACCACACTTTTACCTAAAATAGGAGCGATATGAAAGGCTATCCTAAGAATCTCAATACCAAGGCCGACTACGAATACGTCAAGGCCAACTTCCCCCGCGAAGCATACCTGCCCAGCTTTCAGGCTCTTCTCGACACTATGAACGACTGGTTCTTCGTCAAAGAACTTGCCGCCGAAGCTGAAGGCATCACCGATGAGACCCACAAGGTTCTCCCCATGCAGGAGACTGGTGGTACTGACGAGGCCCCGAAGTCTTGGGCGCAGTACGAATACCGTGTAAATCCCACCTGCAAGCTCCTGTCCCTCGGCTTCACTGAAGCTGAAGTAAGGGCTGTCGTTGCTGGCTAAGGGTAGGGTGTCTGTCTGTGAAGGATAGCCTTTCTAACCATACCTGTAATCACGAGGCTGAGTTCGGGGCTTTCCATGAATCCCTTGCTGACATCAAGCAGGCAATCTCCGGCCTGTGTAAGCTCATAGAAGGTCAGGGCCGTCTTGAAGAGCGTGTCAAAGCCAACGAGAAGGCTATCACCGAACTCCGTGACGTTACCTCTAAACTCGTCACCACTCAGGCTAGATGCTCAGGCTCTAACCAGTGGGTCGAGAAGACGATATGGGTAATCCTGTCGCTGGGCCTCGGAGCCTTGTTCGGCGGGAAGATGCTGTAGGGCTTAATTGTCCTAAATGGACAAAACACCCTCTCTCCGTCATTCTATGCGATTTTCACCTTGCTTTAAACAGCCACAAAGTTGTTGACGATGGGGGATTTCGTATATACAAAAAGGGTGTGGATATTGCGAGTATCCACACCCCCGATGACAGGCAAGGTATTTCGTTGGCCTCCTCTCGCCGGATAAAGTTTATCTTTTGAGTAAGACCCCCGCTAGGTAGCCCCCTAACGGGGGTCAACCTTTACCTACGGTTTAAGGTTGGTAATTCTCTTCACCAGATAGACAAGTAACGCCCAGAGAGCGTTTCCAGCAATCTGAATGACGAGTGCCTCAGCTATGTTAGCCATAAGCAATCCTCCTATTCGTGCTGTGCCTGTCATCTATGGATGGTCAGCGGCGAAAGGAGGCACTTTAGCTGTGTACGACACAGCTGGAAATCGTCTAGCATACCTCGCTATCAAAATCAAACACAATATAAGGAGATGAACGCCTATGTCTCGCGCATCTGAAGACCTTCTGGGCCAGCTTCACGGCCTCATCGCGGAAGGCTTCATCGAAAAATTCAAGTCAGGCGAGGCTACCTCGGCTGATTACAACGCCGCTATCAAGTTCCTGAAGGACAACGGGATTAACTGCGTTGGTCATGCTGACGAAAGCATGAACGAACTTATCGACAAGATCGAAGTGTATGACGACTCTATGCTTAACTATGGGCCTGAGTACGACCCTCAGTTTGGAGCCGACAATATTCTGAGGACGCACTGATCTGATTGCCATCTATACAGTTTACCCCTATTCCTGAAAAGCTGAAGGACTTTCGAGTCTTTCTCTGTCTGGTATGGCAATCCCTCGGTCTCCCTAAGCCCACACCTGTCCAGCTCTCTATAGCCTCTTATTTCCAGCATGGGCCACGGCGTAAAGGCATCGAAGCCTTCCGTGGTGTAGGCAAAAGTTGGATTGCCGCCGCGTATGTAGTCTGGCGGCTCAGGTGTGATCCCAACCTAAAGTTCATGGTGCTGTCTGCCAGTAAAGACCGTGCTGACAACTTCACTACTTTCTGTCTGCGCCTTATCAATGAGATACCCATCCTTCAGTGTCTCATGCCACGAGCCGACCAGAGATGCTCTAAGCTCTCCTTTGACGTAGGCCCCTGTAAAGCTGACCACGCCCCTAGTGTGGTATCTAAGGGTATCTTCTCTCAGATCACTGGTGGTCGTGCTGACGAGATTATCGCAGACGATATTGAAATTCCGAACAATTCCTACACTCAGATGATGAGGGAGAAGCTCTCAGAAGCCGTTAAGGAATTTGACGCTATCCTTAAGCCTAACGGTATCATCACCTACCTCGGTACCCCTCAGACAGAGCAGAGCCTTTATAATACCCTTCCTGATCGAGGTTATGAGTTCGCTATCTGGCCTGCTAGATACCCTGATGAGAACCAGCAGAAGAACTATGGGTCATCCCTGTCCCCTTTCATTATAGAAAGGATGAAAAGACTGGGAGAAGGGTGCATAGGCTGTTCGACAGACCCTCTTAGGTTCTCTGACGAGGACTTGATGGAACGTGAACTCTCCTATGGTCGATCGGGGTTTCAGCTTCAGTTCATGCTTGATACCCGACTTTCGGATGCTGACCGATACCCCCTTAAGCTCCATGATCTTATCGTCATGGGGACAAATCCTGAGTCAGCCCCCGAACATCCTGTCTGGGCCGCTTCTCAGAATAATATCATCAATGACCTTCCTTGTGTTGGCCTGAATGGCGATCATTACTATTCCCCTGTCATGCTTAAAGGGGATTGGATACCTTACACAGGGGCCGTTATGGCTATCGACCCTTCTGGTAGAGGTACTGACGAAACGGCTGTGGTGGTCGCTAAGATGCTGAATGGCTTCATCTACATCACAGCTATCGCCGCGTTTAGGGATGGTTATGGTGATAACACCCTTAGAGCGATTGCAGAGATGGCTAAAGCTCAGAAGGTCAACCATGTCATCATTGAAGCTAACTTTGGTGACGGAATGTTTTCAAAGCTCCTTCAGCCTTGGTTTATGAAGGTGGAATATCCGTGCCTTCTTGAAGAAGTGAAACACTCTAAGCAGAAGGAAGCCAGAATCATCGACACCCTTGAACCTGTCCTCAATCAGCATAAGCTGGTTATCGACAGGTCAGTCATTGAATATGACTATAACTCTACCAAAAACCTCCCTCCAGAGCAGGCTTTCAAATATCAACTCTTTTATCAGATGAGCCGCCTCACCCGTGAACGTGGCTCTCTGGGGCATGACGACAGACTCGACTGCCTCGCTATGGCGGTTGGCTATTGGGTCGAATCAATGGCTCAGGATGTTAAAAAGAGAATGATGGTCAGACGGGAAGAACTTCTTCAGGAAGAGCTGAAACTCTGGGAGAGCGATAAGAGCGTTCACATGACAAAACTTCTTATCTCGTCCGGGATAGATGGCCTTTCTGATATGGGGTTCTCGTTTCAGGGTTACTCTAAACCTGTGAAGATTCCTAAAAGCGGATTAAGCCATCCTGTCGGTAGGGCAGGGGGCCTCCTGTCAAGATTTCGATAAGGAATTATCTCTTGATTAAATATAGGGAGCTTTTATCCTGATTAAGGGAACCTGAACGAGTGCTTAGGTTTTCCATTTCAGGATGAAAGCCCCCTGTATAGAGTGTAGAGGGAGAGCAAGAATGGAGGTAGCAGGAGGAATAGGAAAAGAGATTTAAGGGCGGAGAAAGGAAGCTGAAGGATGTTTAGGTCTGGCTTAGTTTTTGCTGAAAAATGTGAAAGCCTTGATTCGTAAACGAGACTGAGCGTGTCCCCCGTGCCGCCCCTCATCCCTTTTGCCTCCTCTTGCCACATGATCCCGATCATATACCCGCACACGGGCCACATATCCGCGCACATGGCGCACCCTGCAACCAGCAACCGCCGCCCTAAGTATCTGAGATCATGGCCCTTGCACTACCTTAAACAAGTAGCGCCCGCCTAGATCAGCCAGAGCGGCCCGATCAGCCCGCCCCGATCCACCGAAGCCGAGGCCCAGATCATGCACCGCGCCGCGCCGTTTGTTTCCGTCCCTGTCTGGCTTGTATCGTTTGTTTTTTGCCTAAGGAGGCCCAACCGTGTTTGAGAAACCCGCATGGAAACTTGAAGCCGAGCAGAGAGGCGAGAGCTTGCCGGAGTATTACACCATCCAAGAAGCTGTAAGAATCTTAAATCATGCGGATAGTTCCTATCTATCACGCCTTGCCCGTGAAGGCCGCATCCTTACCTATAAAATAGGAACCGTTAGGTTTATGAAACCCGAACAACTTGAGGGACTTATTCATAAAAAATAAAGCTAGTTACTAAGAACTAACCAGACCAAAATAAACCAAAAGGTTAGCCCAATGAGTTTTACAAAACCCGCATGGAAACTTGAAGCCGAGCAGAGAGGCGAGAGCTTGCCGGACTGGTACACCCTAGAAGAAGCCGCTAAAGTTCTCAATCTTGCAGATGGGAGCTATCTGGGAAGACTAGCCAGAGCCTCGAAGATTACCACTTATAAAGTAGGTAAATATAGATTCATGGACGCCCAGCAACTAGAAACCTTGATCAAGAAATAAACCAAAGAAATACTTGATCACACACTAGATTTTTAATTGACTAGTCCGTTCAATCGGACTATAAGAAAGGAAAGAGGAGGCCCACGCCGCCCCGATCCTGTTCTTTTTTTTCGCCTTTAAGTCCGTTCAATCGGACTAAATAAGCACCTTGTCCGCGCCGTCTGAGAGATCAGCGCCACCGCTACACGAAGCGACAAGCCATAGAGATAGACCCGACTCACCAAGTTAACCTTTGATGTTTTCAAGGTTCCCCACAGATCACACGATCATAGTGGGGAGCCGATCAAAGCACCAAAGCCCACAAGATCAACCACCACAGGAGGCAACACCATGAACGAACCCCGCCTTTATTTCGTTCAATATAAGCTCCAACTTTCCCCAGTCTGGAGCGATGACGAGCAGACTTTCACCAGTTACGCCGAAGCCCTTGAGCGAATCCATGAACTCTATAACAGCGCCGCCGATTATCTCGGACGCTCCTTTCTTTCCTTCCGTATCAACCACACCGCTTAAAGAGGTAACACCATGAACAAAGCCCGCCGCCGCTCTATTGGCCGCATACAAGCCCAGCTCCTTGACCTTATCGAAGAACTCAGAGCCATACACGAAGAGGAGCAAGACGCAATCGACAACATTCCCGAAAGTCTCCTCGAATCCGACCGCGCCCAGCGGATGCAGGAAGGGGCCGACCTCCTCGAAACCCAGCTTGACACCCTCGAAGAAGTAGCCGGAGAGCTTCAGAGCATAGTGGAAGATTCTTTTTAAAGGATAGGAGCAAGCACCATGCCGCTTACCAAAACCGCCGAACGTATGAAAGCCAGCCTTGCCCGGATACAAGCCAGTCTCGACAACTCCCTTAAACAGCTTGAGGAAAGCGAGATCAGACACCGCCGACATCTTGAGGAACTCGATCAGCTTAACAGCAGAGCCGACAACCTGATCCGCAGGATTAAAGCCAGAAACCCCGGATCAGATAGCCGCCCTTGACCCTTACCAGAAGAAGCCAGCGCCCGCCGTTGGCTTTTTCCATTTAAGGCCCAAGGCCCCAAATCACCTACCACCACAGGAGCAAAGACCATGCCTGAAACCGAGATCACGACCCTAGGCGCGTTTATTCTTGCGCTGATCCTCGCCGCCGGAGCCGTTGCCCTTGCGGCCCACTATGCCGCCGAAGCCGCCGCACTCCGCGCCAAGCTCCGCGAAGTTCTCACCGAAAAAGCCCTTAAGGAGGCCGTTTAATGGAATTTATAGCCATCATCGACCAGCCCCGCCCGCGTACCTCAACCCGCCCGCGAGGCCGCATACTTGACCGTTCTATTCACCGTTTCACGGAAGGACATTTGCCCGGAGAGGTTAAGCGCCGCCTTCTCGAAGTTTACAAGAACCCCGCCGCTATTTTCCTTTATGCCGTCATAAAGGACAGTCAGCACCTCATAGCTTTTAAGCCCGCAGACAGCGCCGATTTTCTCAACTACGCCACGAGGTAACACCATGAGCCAGACCCTCACCCTTGAAGAAGCCCGCCGCGAACGTAAAGCCGCACAAGATTTTATTGATCTTTTCGCCCTGTCCGCTGATGACTGGACATTTAAAGAAGTGATCCGCGCCGCTGATGATGCAGGAATGAGAGAAACCGCCGCCGAAACGATCCGCGAATCTTCCGACAAAGAAGAAGCCCTTGCCGAAGTCCTCGACATGATCCGCGATCAAGTACGCTCCAACATCCTCGACATTCAAGAGCGCCGCCGTGTTGATGTGGTACTCAGCACGGGAGGCCCTGAAACAGGGATTGAGTTTATTTGTGATAAAGATGGGGAAGCCCTTTACGCACGTTATTATGTGCTGGAATGGTTCAAGCCCCGCCGCTATATCCTCGACCTTGACGAGGGAGAAATCGAGGCCCTAGCCCAAGCCTTTTATATTACCGATTTTTATTATTAACCCCGCCTGATTGTTCCCCAATCGAAGAAGCCAGCGCCCGCCGTTGGCTTTTTCTATTTTAGGAACACTCAAACAAGGAGAAGACCTTGAGATTTTCCCACCCTTCTATTTTTTCCCGTCCTAACTCCCTGATATGGGAGCGCGACAGGGATTTTCAACAGCTAGAGGCCCGCTATCTTCCGAACATGGAAGAACATGAAAAGGAGTTCACCCGCGCCCTTGTTCAAGCCGTCTCGGATGCGATCACCGAATATTGCGCCGACACGATCCCCAACGCTTGCGGAGATAATAGGGACATCGAGATCATCCCCGGAATCCACCTGTCAGGATTTATCCCGCACACGGATGGAGGTTATCAAGCCATAATCCCCGCAGTTCTCGACCTAGCCCAGAGCGAAGAACACCCCAAGATCATCGACCATTATATTAACCAATCTTTGCAGGATGCAGAGCGAGACTTTTGCGACCTTCACCACATCGACCAAGAAGCAAGCCCTAATTGGTTTGACACCCTCGAAGATCACGAGCGCGAAGAACTCGGAGAAATGGAAGATCATTATTTACGCGAGGGAGGCACTTATTTTTATAAGGTCAGAGCCTTTAAAGCCCGTGAAGACGGGAGCATTTATTTTGATTGCTACCTCAACACAGACTTTGAATATGGCCGCGATTTTATCAGCTGGCTAGGTAAGGATTGCACCCACGGAGATTATAAGCGGAGGTTTTACCCCTCGCCCAGACTCACAGAGGAAAACTTAGAAAAAATCTGTGAGCAAGTCCGCTATGAAATCCTTTCCTATATCAAAACCCTGTAGCCGCAGGAGGCCCCGCCATGCCTTACACGCTTGAGATAATCCGCGATCCGTTCCCCGCAAATCCCCGCGAGGAGTTCGATCACGTTTTCACCCTTCATTTTACTAATAACCGTTATATCAGCGGAGACGAGACCATTAACCCCGACCGCCCGCTTGATCCGTCCGGCCTGATTGTTTTCCCTGTCTTCGCCTACATCCATTCCGGTGTAGCGCTCTCCGTTGCGCCGTTCTCCTGTCCTTGGGATAGTGGGCAAATAGGCTATGCAACCGTAAGCAAGGCCGACTTTCTCCGCGAGTTTTTCGGAGACTCCGCCCGACTGCTCACCAAAGCCCGCCGCGCCCGCGCCCTCGAAGTGCTTAAAAGTGAGCTGGAAGAGTTCCAAGCCTATATTGATGGGGATGTTTTCGGATACGTCATTAAAGACGCAGACGACAACGAGATTTTTTCATGTTGGGGATATTATGGGGAGCAGTACGCCGAGGAAGATGGACAAGCCCACCTCGAAAGCCTCGAAGCTAAGGAGCAAGCCGCATGATAAGCACCGCCGAGAAGTTCGCCGCCCGTTTTAGTGGAAGCGTCAGCACAGGAACCCACCGCCGCGAAGACCTAGCCGAAGCCTTTTCCCTTGCTCTAGCTGGTCTGGTATATGAGGGAGTTTTAGGAACTACGATCACCGACCGAGCGCTTGCCGAATTTGTGCCAGTCTGGGAAGAGTTAAACGAGTACCTCGAAGCCCTCGAAACCCGCCTTGATGAACTCGCCGCCCCCTTTGGTTACTATTTCGGAAGCCACCCCGGAGACGGTGCGGATTTTGGTTTTTGGCCTCTCGAAGATCACGAGGCCCAGCCTTGCTAGGAGTACCCGCCGCGCCCCGCGCTGATCCTCAATTTTTTGAGGCCCTCGCTCAATATGGGTTCCCCTTCCTCAAACTAAGCACCCACGCAGATACAGCCGTTTTTCTGGAGCTTGTTATTTTAGCCGCCGCCTTACAAGCGGCTTTTTTTATACTCACCAAACCCCGCACCAAGTAACCGCCGAGGGATTGAGGAGGCCCGCCGCCCCTTGATCCCTCGAAAAATTTCCGGCCTCGATGCCGCGTTCCGCGTCATCTCGGATTCAAAAAGGAAGACCTCAAGAGCCTACTTATGGCTGAAAGCAGGAAATCTACTCCCGCTCCC